GCCTTGCCTGAAGGACAATACAAAGCCTTTCCATGAAATTTTTTATCCATTTTCTAAGATTTATTATTAGTTTACTTTATTTGTGTTCATTATCTATACCATATTCCGCCGGTTCGGCAAGTATGTTCGGGTAATCCCAGAAGCTTAACTTTCCTTTTGCCGGTATGGGTTCAGGAAAAATACTAGGGTTTGCGAGTACCCAATTGTAAACAGGAACATCTATTTCATCAATAAAGATCACTCCTGCTTTATTTTTTCGGGTTTCTCTTTTTGCCGTATGTTCAGCCCAAATACTTGGATGGTTGATAACGCAATCAACTATTTCAACAGAGCCGATGATTGCACCGGTCGGTTCCAAAAAGTCAAGCCCAGACCACCCTATTTTTTCACGAAATCTAAGTAGTTGTTCCTTGTTAAGGTAGTGAGCTATCAATCCACTTGTTTTTTTTGCCCCTGCATGAATCAGAGCCCGTCCACGAAAGTTTGTTTTCCATGTTCGGTTCTCAATATCCTTAATACCGTGAACGATCAAACTGGCCCACGGTTGTTTTACTGTTAATGTTTTCATTGTAACTTTTATACTTTGATTTTAGTTGTACTAATTAATGGTTTTAACCTTCTTGCCGGCATCTGACAAAGGCAGGTGTATAATCCTTCAATATCGAGACAATTCTCGCCCGGCTTGGTTACTGAACCACATACCGGGCATTTAAACCGGTACCTGGCGATCTGGATTGTATAAGACATAAGATTCATTATTTTAAAGTTTATTGCGCCTTGATTTTCCGGCCAATTCAACTTCATTGAACATCTCATTAATTCTGTCTTCAATATATCCGCCGTATAGTTTCCCAAGATTTTTCGGATTAATATTCGTTGTTGCGAATGTTTTAACCTTATGTCTAATCTCATAACGACATTGAAGGATGTATTGCATAATATTCAGCTCATTTCCGTAGTGTCTTGCCGGAATAGGTTCACGGCCAAGCTCGTCAAAAGCTCTGTTTACAGGCCTTGTTCCCATCTCAGTTTCGTTATATGTACTGCTATTGAGCGCCTCAATACCTAAAGCAGTGAATCTTGTTGCCAAGTATGAACAACTGACTGTTAAATACCCTTCACCTTTTGGGCGAAGCACCTCTCCAAGAATCTTGATGATTGTAGACTTTCCGGTTCCTATGTCTCCCCAAAGCAAAAGCCCTTTGTTTGGATCCAGTCTCCCGTCTTTTCCGTTGGCATAATCATATAGGTCATTCATAAGAGGCCTATTCCATTCATCAATTACAAATTCGGGACATACTCTGTAAATGATGCTCCTGAATCTATTTACATCAATCTTTATGCAGTCCACAGAAAATCTCCGGGTCGTCCGGATCGATTCCATTAACTTTGATACCGGTTGCGGTTGTTTTTCCATAATTTGAATTATTAATTATTTCGTCATTCCAAGATTTGTTATTAAGATATGTCTGCGGATCTTTCCTGTATTTTTTATCAGGAGTTGATTGGATATATGCAGGAATATGGTCTTTGATCCTTTGTCGATCTTCCTCATTAATACTTTCAAACTTTTTTCTGAGCTTTGACTTTTCCCCTACCTTTTTATCGTAGAGATCCCAGAACTCATCAAAAGAGAGAATAGTTATTTGCTCAACATTTTCCTTTTCCCCCATACCCCTTTTTTCTTTATATTCATATTCATTTTCATATTCATATTCATTTTCAGTAATTTGTTTATCTGTTTGTTTAGAACTTTGTTTAAACAAATTAGGATTTCCACCACCTTTTTTGCCAGCCTTTGAACGCTTGTCACTTATCTCCCCGTCCCGAACCATGCGCTTTTGATGCAATCCTTTTTCATCAATTGTCAAAACTTCATTTTCCACAAGGTCCTTCAGGGCTGCGATCATATCGTCAAGTTGACAAGGCAAATTTTTAACAAGTATTGAAGCAAAATACTTAATGTTGCTTTCTTCTTGTTTAGGGTTTTGTTTAAACAAAATACTTCCGTATGATTTTTGCTTGTGGAGTATGCACATAATCTTGATATAGATTCCCTGCGAACTCCACTGGCAAAGATTCAACTTCTCGTCAGTCAGATAATCCTGAACATAAAGAGGTATGTATGGTTGGTTACGTAGTGCCATTTCTAATTATTTAAGGATATTAAAAATGATTGTCGGAGGTTCTCATTTGATGGTTTCCAGTCAAAATTGGAGATACACCATTGCCGATAACTACGAGGAATACTGGTAAGCTTTTCCCCTTTGTATTTTCCGAAGGGCATTGTTTCAACAGGAGTAGCTTTCTTACTTTCTATTGTCTGAACATCTTCCTTTGTTATGCTTCCGATGTCATGTATTGGTATTCCGCTCAATAATTTGCCTCCTGTGCCAAACATTCGCCAAATTGCACCTTTCTCAAAATAAATATCTTCAACCCTTCCAAATCGTGTAACATTGCCACCAAAGTCAATGATAAGCGCATCCTGCTTGTCTTCATCTATACGTGTCGCGCGCCCGATGATCTGGTAATAAAGAGCTATTGAGGCTGTCGAGATACCAAGGATGATACAGTCAATACCTGTGTAGTCAAACCCTGTGGAAAGGACGCGAACATTGAAGAGTTCCCTAATGCGTCCGGATCTGAACGCATTGATTGTAGCCTCTCGTTCTCTTTTATCCTGTTCGCCATATACAACACCAGAACCAGGGTACCTTTCGGCCATTTCTTTTGCATCAGCAACAGAAGGAACAAAGACCAGAATGTGTCGCCGGTCTTTGTTGGCATTAAGAGCCTCTATTATTCCAGAGGTAATATTATTTGCATTATAAGCACTCTGTACACTCTCTTTTGTATACTCTGATTTTGAGGAGTTGAACACAAGTAAACTGTTATTAAAGTCCGCGCTCTGATATGCGAGCTTACTCCAATATCCAAGCTCAACCATTTCGCTGACCTGACCAACATGGATAATGTCCCTAAAGAAGTTACCCTTCTTACTCCGGGAGGTAAGCATCTGCAGCTTTGAGAAGCGAGTTCCATCAAGCGCCGTATTGGATTGCAATTTTATAGGCGTTGCAGTGATACCAAGGACATGAGTGATGCCGCTTTCTTCCAAAAATGTACCAAGCATAGAGTCTGCTTCACGTGGGTAAAGGTGAGCTTCATCAATCAACATCTTTGTAAATCCGAGGGCCTTAAACTTAGCCCCAAGGCTTTTTATGCTCCCAATAGTTGCATAAGTTATTTGTGACACTTCTCGTCTTCCAAACGATGCAGAATATATTCCCGCATGTGTTTCAAACTCACAGAGAGAAATATACTTTTTATAGTTCTGCTCCAATAACTCCTTTGATGGCTGCAATACCAGCAATTTGTCTGTCATGTTTTTGGCAACAAAAGCTGTGAGTATTGATTTTCCCCATGCCGTCGGAAGAACTATCAAACTTGGCCGTGGTTTCTTCTCTGAAAAAAAGTTTATAGCTTTTTGTATCGGCTCGTTCTGATTAGATCGTAATGTGATCATGGCCGTATAATGATAAAATCACCGCATTTAGGAGACCAAAGGATAACAGATGTAGCCCCATGATGCCTTTCGACGTTCAACTCCTTGTGCGGTGATATATATAATATCTTTTTCATATTCTGTAGCTTTTTGGTTGCATAAAGTAAGTAAAAATGTTTATATTATAAACACTACGCCGTGAATAAAATTAACTATTCAGTTTATTTTATTGTTCAACCATGAATAAATCTTTCAGTCGATCCGAGTAGTTCTCTATTACGTATTGTACGTCCTCTTCGCTCTTAAAGCAGAGCCGAGCCCCGATATTCGCAAACGTATACGAAGCCGAGGGATGCGTATGCAAGTAACCGAAACCCGCATAGGCGCCATTAGGCGCAGAACCGCTGAACAAAAGATTCCATAGGTACCTAGAGTAGATAAAGTAACCGTAATCACCCTTGGAGGGGATCCAACCCTTATTGAGCAACTTGCATAGTTTTGTAAGGAAAACAAAGGCGTCGTTACTCTTTTGCTCTTTCTCTGTTAATTCAACAGATTCGATGTCTTTATTGTCGATTTTGGAAGTCTTAAAGATGTCAGCTCCGAACTCGTTTTCTAACGCTTGTTTTGTATCGTCGTTGGCATTACGATAGATTTTGATCAAATTCTCTTTACTGATCTGTACTTTCTCTTTCATACTTTATTGATTTTTTACTGTTTACTTTAATATAAAACGTCTTGATCCCGGAACAGTCTTGATGTACGGGATACACAAATCAGGATGATCCTTCTGATATGTTTTATCATCGAATTTACGACTGTCTTTTGCTGCCTTCCAAGTTGCAAGAGTCTGTCCTCCGTAGCTTATTGCCTCTGCATCACCGAAGCAAAGTTTAATTGTAGCCTCATATTCTTCTTTTTTTTCTTCCAAGGCATTAATCTCCGCCCGTACACCTTTCAGTTTATTATATGCGTCTATTATCTCCGCCGTGGCTTCAACAATCTTTCCTTCGGTATGACGGGCATATTTCGTGATAACATCTTCTACGGTTGTGGCTGCTGGTTCTACGTTCCCAAGGATGTTATCCTTCCAAAACTTCTCAACCTCTTCAACCATCCAGCCATAGAAGTCAGAGACAAAGGCTATGTCTTTATACCCAAATTCTCTTCCTGAACATAACCAAGCCAACGAACCTTGATTCATTTCAGAAACTCCTAAGAGCCATTGAAGTTGACAAAACCAATGTTTAGGAAGGTCTTCTGCGTCGATTGTCATCTGAGTCGTTTTACATTCGAGGATTCCCTTGTTTTCTGCGTTTTTCTTTCCCGAAGCGTCTATCCAGAATGTTCTGTCAGGAGATGCACGCAAGAAAGGTTTTTCGTTATTTACAACAAGCCAATCACCGGCAGAACTTTTAATTACTTCCCTTTGAGTCTCATCTGCCCAGAACTGCGAAACAGCATCCTCAAGGTAATGTCCAGCTTTCATCGCAAATGTTTCATCTTTTGGGGCTTCAAGTCCTTTTTTGCGTCGCCATAACTGATACGGTGATTCCCAGGGATTAAGTCCAAGGATGGAAGCTACTTCGGAGCTTCCTATTCCGCTTTTTCGGTATTCAAGCCATTCGGCTCTGTCTTTTGGTCGTATAATTGTATTACTCATAACCGTTTGATTTGCTTTTAAATTTTTAAGTTAAGCCCCGGTTTTATCCGGGGACTTATTTTATTGTTCAATGATTGCGATGTCAGGGGCCAACTCTCTGATTTTTTTGAGCTGTGAATCAACTTCATTATCCCGGATATTTTCAAGCGTTTCCTGAGCACCAGGAGAAAGGAGAGTAAAAGCCACATCCCGTCCATTGATCTGGGCGAAAGTCTCAACCTCGATAATTTCGGGTTGTCTTGCTTTGAAAATCGGAATTATCAGTTTAAATGACTTTGGGAGGTTTGAGTTGACTATCTGAGCAAAGTTATCTTTACGGTCTCCATTTTCCTTCATAGATCGTTCGATCTTATTGTCAACCGAGGCTTTGAAATTCATAAGGTCTGTCACTAACTTCATGTTGTCATCCTTAGACTCAAAGAAAGCCCTGTTCATCTTGAAATACATACCAAGCTCAGAGGGCGCCCAGACTTTCCCTGTGTTAATTCCGAATTCTTCAAATTTTGGATGAAGCTCAAGAGTACCTTTGACCTGTCCCTGCTGATAAAACTCATGTTCAGTCGTGATCAGGGTTATTGATATGTTTTCCCTGTCGACGAGAATATGACAGCGTTTCTGATTAATTTGGTCAACTTCTGATAATCTCTTGTTTAAAAACTCAAAGACAGATTCAATTGTCCCTGAAAGGTTAATCTTTACAGGCGGCATTACTTTGAGTTCATTCAGCACATTAGTTTCTCTGACAGTGATGTCGGCTTTCGGCTGATCGCCAACAACAATGTTAAATCTTTCTTTTTCCATGATAGTGTAAGAATAAAGGGATTAATAATTATTTGTCTGTTCCTGTTGCTGATAGAGGCATGGATGTCTCTTTTCTGGTCATCTGGAAGATTGTTTTCTGAAGCTCTTCTCCGTATG